CTTGTTCTAGCACTACCACTTTTTGCACTTGGTCGAATATAGTACTACCAGAATCGAATTGGTTGCTATTAGGTGCGTCTTGGGCTACACCTTCTGTATCTGGCGCATCTATTTCACCGCCTCCGCTTATATTTCCTATACTAGGGCTAGGAGCGCGCAATATACTTGCGACTTGGGCAAACGCTCCCAATACAGTAGCTATTTGAGCGGCAATAAATAAAGGTGTAGCAACTACCGCACCAGGTCCTGCTGCCGCCGCTGATGCTGCTGCCCCTGCAATCGCTGAACTAATAGCACTAGCCGTATCTATTGCTACTTGTGCAACTGCAAAAGCCTTTCTAATTTGTTCATCCCTCTTTAACCTTTTACGCTCGGTAGTAGATAATTTCTCACCAGCTTGCTCTTTTGCTTTTATTCTTGCTATCTCACCACCAAATGCTAGATCGTTGATAGCGTTTAAGGAATTTAAACCTTGTTGCGCTAGTGCTATTTTCTTATCTCTCGCTTCCTCTTCTTTTGCAATTTCTTCTAGTCTATCATCTAAACGTTTCTGTTTCGCTTGTTCGTCTAGTTCGTCTTGTTTATCTTTAAATTCTTGTCGAATATCAAATAACTCTGCTTCTCTCGCCATTTCAAGTATGGCTATATCTTCTCCGTATAACTCAGCCTCTGAAATTAAATTATGGTATTTAGTCCTAACCTCATTCTCTTGCGTTTGTTGGTCTTGTTCAAACCTATCATAGTATTCGCTTTCAATTTTACTTAGCCTATCGTAAAAGTCTTTTTCTTTGTCCTCTCTCTCTTTTCTTAACCTCTCTTGCTCTTTTCTTATTTTTTCTAAAGCAGCTTTTTCTTTCTTCTCTTCTTCGGCTCTAGCCTTATCCGCTATCTGCGATCTCTTTTCGTGTTCACTTCTTTTTAGTGCTGTTATTTTAGACTCTGCTTCTGCTACGTTTAATTGTATAGATTCAGTAGTTTCATTCGCTTGACTTTCCAAGTATGCTAAGTCAACACCTTGAGCTTTCATCTGCGCTCTAAATGCTTCTTCTGTTAATCCAGAATATTTTAAGTTTTCCTCCCACTTCTTACGCTGAAGTTCTACATAGTTGTTAAAATCGTCTAAGTAAGATTGTTGGATAGCTAGATTATCTTCTAAAACTTGTAGCCTTAAAGCGTAAGAGGCTTTGCCTTCGTTCTCTAAGATTCTTATTTTCTGGTTGTTTATATCTATCTCATCTTGCTTTGCTTTTCTAAACGCTTTACCTTGCTCAATATTGGCTTTTATTTGTTCGTTTATTCTATCTAAATTAGCCTTATGTTCTTTAGATCGTTGCTCGGCTAGTTGTTCTTCTGTAACCGCTTGTTCTTGTAGAGTACCAGTTAAGAATTGAATAAGCGTTATAAATGGTTTGACCGCACTTTCTAAGAAATCTAAAACAGATGCTTTAACAGAATCAAAGTTTTTAACTAATGCGACTATACCAGTAATTAACAAACCTACAGCAGTAACGATTAATCCGATAGGGTTAGCCTTTAGAACTACGTTAAATGCTTTTTGAGCAATAGTAGCAGCTTTCGTAGCAACTAACATAGCCTTCTCAACAACTAGCCTACCCTTGTCTACTATGAAGTTTTTAGCTTTTATTATACCGCTTTCTTTATCTAAAGAGTTTAGTAATTTACGCGCGGATGCTACACCCTCGATAGCACCTTTAAATGCCATTGAAACACCTATTGCTTTTTGAATGTTAGCGGCTATCTGTTCTAAAGTGTCAGATTCTCCACCAAGTAAAACGAAAGCACTTGTAACATCACCAACCGCACCCGCTACACTTCCAAGTTCTGAAGCTTGTTGCTCAACGTCTAAACCTTCAAAACCTAGTTCTAAGTTTTTTACTTCTTTATTGGCTAGGGCTAACTCTTTACGTAAGTTTTCGTATTCCTTAGTTCCTATCTGGGTTTGTTCTAGCTCCTGGTTTAAATCCTCTACGCTTTTTCTTAAATCTCCTAATGTCTTCGGCGCGTTGCCCGCGTCAAGTTCTAACCTTATTGCTGCTTCTTCTGCCATTATAGGTATGTGTTATCTATTAATAAAATTTCAAATTCAACACCGATTGATGCAGTACCTCCGCTTGTATAACTTGCAAGGAATCCAATGTCGGTATATTCTGAATAAGATTCATTTGTTTTGTGTTGAAATTGATAAACATTTGACGCTCCCGTATAAATGCTTTCCGATTTCATAATTCCAGTATAAGGAGATGACACATCGTTTGCATCCGACCTATTAAAAAAATATAAGTTAGCGGATTTATTACCGTCAATAGAAAAAATCTGAGACAAAATAAATGCCGTATACCCTTGCGGAACGGTGTAAGCACCAATAAGAGACTCACCGCCTCCGAAGTTTGTTGCTAGTGTTGGAATGGTAGCCCAAGTTGCACCGCCTCCAGCGGCTCTCAATGTTATGTTTCCCCGTTGTGATGCTTGCGCTTGAGTTGCATATCTGCCCGATTCAGAAACAAACATTCGATAAACTCTGATAAACTGATTCGATAATGCTACTGCTGTCGTTCCGCTTAATGTCACTATTTCGGTTTGTTCGTTCCATGATGAATCAAGCCCTACAACCGTTACTTTGTGCGCTCCACTTCCACCTGGTTGATCTTGTACTTGATCGGATAAAATTTCAAGACTTGCTGCCGCTGTTGGTGTTTGATAAAAACCGCCATTACAAACAGGCGCAAGCGTTGAACCTACCGCCGTATTTTTACCGAATTTATGGAGTATTGAATGTCCAGGTACTTTGCCCTTTGCCACTTCAATTAACCAATCTGTTGTACCAAAATAACTCATATTATATTATTATAAAGTTAGTACCGTCATATTGTACGGCTGCATTATCGTATATTGTTGTAATAGTAGTAGAGGTTGATCCATCTATTGTACCGGCAGTTACTGCTATTATAAATTTATTAGCAGATGCAACCTTTTTAAAGTTCCATACTTGCCCCTCTTTGTAGATGTTACCGACTAGGTTAAATGTCATTGTTATATCTCCTCCGCTAGTATCTCCTAAATAAGTTTTAACATCGCTCTCTACGTCTTGGCTTGCTGTAACTGTTTCAACTGCTGTAGGTAAACTTACCTGATCTGGGTTAACTATTTGCCCGTCGATATAAACCACGTTCGATTCTGTAACTGTTACACCGTTTGTATTAATCAAAGTAGCGTTCTCAACGTTGGCAGAAATAACGTTATTGTCCGAGTTTACCAAAGTAATACCATCCGCACCGCTATACACTTGGTTACCGTCTCCCTGTATATCTACATTTTTTGCCTTTATGCTTACAAAGTTATCTTCTCCGTTTACTTGGTTCGTTCTCGGGTTGTAGTTATTGCCGTCTTGTTGTGGTGTTGTTGTGATACCTTTTAACGGGCTAAACTCTTGTTGGTTAACTTCTCCTCCCGTTGTGCCATCGTCGGTCTGTGGCTCGAATGGGCTACCTCCTCCGTCTGCTGGTACTAGTGTAGGTGTAAACGGGCTAACCTCTTTTAACTTTAGGAATACCCATTTTGTTAGTTCCTCCGATGTAGGGTTGAATCCTTGTATCTCTTGCAGTCTAAAATAAGCATTTTCAAAATAGTATAGCTTTCTAAAATCCCATGCTTTAAAATCAACCGCATCCATGTTTACAAAACACTCGACTAACTTACTATCCTTGTCTGTTATCTCTCTAATAAACTTAGAATGATACTTATTGTAAAGGTTGTTATCTGTTGGTACAATATCGTCTATAAAGTCATAATAATAAACCTCACGAACTAAACCAAAGTTAATGTCTAAAGTCGGGTTAAATGGATCGTCAAAGTGTCCAGCGTATGGGTATTGTGTTTGTAATATATTTAATAAAGATACTTTACTGGTATGTATCCAAGGTTCTGCGTTATCCTTTAAACCTCCGTAGTAAAGCGTTCGCCAATTAAACTTTGTGCTAACTCTATTACCTAGTTCATCTACTTTTAGAATGGTGCTTATTACTCGGTTGTTTCCATTTCCTTGGTCTGCTAACGGTGTAGGGCTTGCGTTTACTTCCGTCTTTTGTACTTTCTCGCTGAACTCGTTTGTAGTAAGTATAGAACGCTGTCCGTACGTGTCTTGCCAATCCGACTTATATTTAGTGTTTAAATAATCGTCATCGTCTTTATGCTTGTATAAATACTCTTTAGCGTCTAACGCTCCAACCGGCTTATAGACTATCCCTCTATCAATAGAAACCTTCTCTCTTAGGTCTATGATATCCGAAGTATAAAAGCTGTCTCTAGGAGCGTATAAGATGTTTTTAGGGTTGTCCGTATCAACATCGACAAATAAATTGTATTCCTTAATATAGTTCATCAAGAAATCAATCTGCTTAACGCCTTCTGGTATAGCTTTACTAACCTTGAAGAACGAACCCTCTAGCATATTGGTGTTAGAAACCTTGCCTACAAATCTAGAAGTAACCCCGCTTACTAGATTTAGTGTAGCGTTACCCCCCGAGAAAACACCTCCAGAATCTCTAAAGTAGTTTGAAAATTCTGTTTCATAGTTTGCAGTCCACTCTATGTATATCTCGTCCCCTGCTTGAAGTGTATAATCTGTTATAGCTAATTGTAATCTATTTGGCGGGTTGTAGTCTCTTGGTGTTTCAATTAGACCTGATTCTGTAAAGTAATCGTCATCTGGTAAAGTACTAGGTACATTGGACGTTCGAGAACCCACAGAGAAACCTTCGTGCTTGATTCTAAACGTTATCTCCTCTAATGTCGTAACCGCTACCCCGTCATCTCGTTTGATTCTTGCTATTAAGTCAACCTCACCAACGCTTTCTAAACTTGTTATAGTGTCAGTTGGATTAAAAGAAACAAACAAGTCGAAAGTCGATACTATCGTATATTTGCCTAACGCGGGAGCTGTGAATATCCCCGTAGCGTTATCGTAAACACCTCCAACATCAGATTCTTCAACAGTAAATACAATCTTCTCAGGAGTACTATAAGAACCTTTTGTTAAGTTGTTAGATGTGCTTGTGCTTGTGCTATCAAATACTGCTGTATTCGCTTTAAACTCCCTTTGTTCTATTTCGTCCGAATCTAGCTTATAAGCATCTGGTGAACTTGGAATAATTAACCGTTTAAAATGATCCTCAAAATCTGAATCTAAAAACTCGTAACTAAAGCCCGCTTCGTCATGTATTCTATCCCAGTACTCTTTAGCATAGATAGCGCATCCTATATCCATTGTGTCAAAAGATATTGCATCGCTTGAAGTGCCAAAATCAATTAACGGATAGATATACCCCACACCTAAAGCACCTGGTATAATGCTAGGATAGTTCTCGAATATTTGGTATGGCTCTCCATTGTTACCACTAGACCAATTTTGAACCTCTCTAGTTATTAAATGGTCGTAAATATCTAACCCTGTTAAATCTGTTAACTCTAGGTTTTGTATCGACTTCATTAAATTGGCGAACTCGGAATAGATGACTATTGAATACTCTATTTCCTTATTGTCGGTTATGCTAATTTCTTTTAGTTGGCAATAACCTATAATCGTTTCCGCACCATCTACATAATATCTGCAGTCTGCCTTTTGCGTTACATCGAATGAAGTAGTCTCTATATTGATGTCCCAAATAGATGCAAATAAAACATCTGCCTCTTTTGAGTTGGGAACTGTAACCGATTTAGAGTAAGTAGCATTTCGTTTCTCTGGTCGTTTAATGTCTGTTATTGACCGAGTAAAAGACGGATCGAGAGAACGGCTTAAAGGTACTTGTACGTCGTTTATAAATAATTGCTCTCTCATTATCTACTTTGTCTAAAGTTATCCGCTAATTCTATCTCTAACTCGAAATTAAATACCTTATCTACTTGGTCTTTTAGTTCTTGCCATGACTTAGAACCTTTGATAATGGCTGGTTTAAAATTATGCACTCCCGAACTATCAACAAATTCTAAATATAGTTGAGGGCTAAATGTCATCTCCTTTAACCAGTTTAGTTGATCTTCATTAATTAACCCGCTTTGCAAACTAACTCTATTATCGAACTTAGTATAATAGTTGACTTTTTTAACGTCTGTATGTTTGTAAGTAATACCTGATGCGCTTAGGTTGTTTTCGTTTGTTACATAGTCTTTGCTCTCCCCTTCTGAACGTCTTTTGCTTTCACCTTTGAAGTTGAATGAATCATAAGCCCCGTATTCATTTTTAAAATGTACTCGGTAAGTCTCATAGAAACACTCTGAATCTATGGTAAAGGTTAATATTTCTCCTACCGCTGTACCTGGACTTTGAAAGCATTGGATAGTATAAGATGCTACCGATGAAGTTATAACGGGTTGCGCTCCTACTAAGAAAGCCCCAGTAATATTATTTAGACTTTGTGGTGCTGTTGCTACGCTGTTCATTCTTGACCTATCCGAAGCCGTCACCGCATTATTAGGAATGTCAAACGTACCAATTAAAGCACCGGCAGAATCATAAGTTAATACACGCATGAAATCAACTTGCGAAGGTGTCTCGGATAAATACCAATGCCATCCTAAGTCTGTTATGTATACGCTTGGTGTTTTGTAGTTGGTTAAGAACTCGCCTTGATTATTAGTGTCAAATAAGTAATTGAGGTATTCTGCGTTATTATAAAAGTCAATCCATCTATGATGCTCTAAGCTACCGCCAAAAGCATATTTATCCGAACCCGTTACTAAGTTCTTATACTCTACTATCGGATCGCTAGAAGTTAGCCTATACTCCTCCCCATATTCAACGTAATAACGAATGACTGCATTATCTGTTATTCTTATTGCATCTGTATCGTCGTGAGGTACTATATTTTCTTTAATGTACTTTTGAATGTGTCCGCTTAAATCTTGAACGCCTAAACCATGGATAGGATCTGGGCTTACTTTAGTAGTGAAAACAACGGTAGACGCGCTAATGTAATCAACTATTTTAATTTCAAAAATATATCGATAGTCTGGCTTAGTACGGATAGATGCATCGTTTTGAAAAATGCAGTCCTCCATCTTATTATAGACTGGGCTAAAATCTTGGTTTTCTGTTTCAATTACTATTGCCATCTATTATTTTTTTTATGCTTACTTTTTCTAGTGTACTTTTTTTTATTCTTATACACATTAGGTCTAGTAGCCATTTGCAACTCTTGTATAGTTACTTCTATCTTATTAAGAGCCATCTCCTTCGATTGTGTTTTTAATGCTTATCTCTACCTCTTTTGCTCCTACCCTCTCTAACTTATTAACAAGTTCATCGATTAAGTTGTTATCGACTACCTCAGAATAAAAGTTAGTTGCTTCGATACCTTTATAAAATACGCTGTTTTGAACTACAAAAGGATTAACCCCGTTATTGTATGCCCAAGGTTCGAGCGCACTTATAGGCGGCTTCTTGCCGTTCTTTTTGAATCTGAAAGGGCTGGTATTGTTTTTGCTTATGTAAGCCCTACCCGCTTTTGTTGCACCTCCTACACCTTGTACACCTTCGTCTACAAACTTCCAATAGTCCTCCATTAATAAACGAAAACGGTAAGAAGTACCGAGAAACTTAATGTCAAATACAATAGACTGTTCGAGCGTCTTTGGTGTGATAGTTGTTATCTTGCTTTGTAGGCTTTCTCTTAAATCCTTTTGCAACTTATTACCAAAGTTTTGAAGAACACCCCCAATAGTGTTCTCTTCACCTAACTCTTGTAAGTCTTTATCCTCTATGCCTAGCAAGTTCTTGCTCATGTCTTTCTCTTTGTTCTTCGGCTTGGATCATATAATACTGTGCCTTACCTAAAAAATCAATAACGTTTCTTTCTGCTGTCTTATCCCATGTCTCGTTTAATCGTGTACTAACAGTTTCGATTGTCGAGAACCAGCCGTATATCTTCTGTAATCTGCTACTACTTCCTCCCTCATCTTTTTCGCTATGTCGATTGAAGAGGTAAGGAAATAGTCGGTATATTCTTTTCGTAGCTTCAAAAAAAAATTGGTAATCGGGTAGGTGATTGTAATTGGTAGTTCGTTAAATCCTTTTACCCTCTCTGGTATTTCGCTTTCTTTAAATTTAAGATAGTTTCTTTTGAATAGGGACGGTTTAAACGGCTTACAAATATAATACATTGCTAATGCTAGATCGTCATTCTTTGCCGCCTCCTGAACTCCTGCAAATCTTTCCGCCGTCAACTCTTTAGGGTTTAAAATAACCTCATACCAAATACCATCTAATTTAAACGCTTTGTATATCTTTTGAGGCATTGGTGTACGGAGTAAGTTTTTAACGCTTTGCAATTCGTTTAACGGAATATCCTTAACCTCATCCTCTGACATATTCAAAAGAATAGCGTTTTGCCTTATCAATAAATCGATAGTTTCTACTTCGGTTTTCGGCTCTTCGCTTAAAGTCTTAGCGTACTTCTGAAAGTTTACCGTACTTATGTTATCCCACTTCATACTTATTAAACAATTAATTATCTTACTATGTTATAGACTCCGCTCTTTTTCATTGTTTTACTTGCGTGTCTTGCTATTGCTCTACTCATTACATAATCATCATGCAATCCAACCGGAGCAGAGTATTTAATGTTTCTTGTCTTTACGTTGTACTCGTATGTAAAAGTCTGCAGTTCGTTTACTTGCCAATCGTAGCCCATTATCCCTAGCTCCATATTCTCAAACCCTACTATTAAATCCTCAACAATAGACTGTTTGCTTTTACTTGTTGTTACGAATGGTTTAATACTTTGCTTTGCGTAGCTTACTGCATCTCGTATCTGTTCAAAGATAGCGTCTTGCGCACCGTTTGCTTCTACCAATGTTTTAGGCTTGTACTTGTTTAATACGTTTACTATGTTGCGGATAATACTAGACCATTCCATATGCCTCCATCGTTCGCTATACACCTCTTCGTCTTTATCATTTACAATCGTTAGTACGGTCCAGTCATCAGCGCGCCCTAAATCAATACCTGCAAATAAATGCCTAGTCTCTTGCCCAGGATTAATGCAGTCTTTTATATTCCTAAAAACGCTTGAACCATCATCTAAGAACTCGGCTAAGTATTCTTGCTTAAATATGTGTTCTGGTAGTGATCGCCTTGCGTCCTCAATCTCTGACGCTTCTATAAATGGATTGTCATAAGAAGTACCGTAGAATGATTTATACTGCGGATTATCGTTGGCCAAGTTAAAAACATTGTAAAATTGGTTCTTACCTTTAGGCGTTGACATTATCAAAACCTTTTTACCCTTGACTAATACGGTAGCCTTTAGAACCTCATCCCATGCTTGAGGCTTGAAAAATGCAAACTCATCACAAACAAGCGCATCGAATGTCTCCCCTCTTATCGTGTCGTATGCCTCTGCTGAATAGAATAGAATAACGCTACCAGTATCGAACTCTATAATTAAATCTGAATTATTGGTCCGGACCACATAAGGACACTTACCTAATGCCCTTATCACTTCTTTAAATACTTTCTTACATTGCTTATAAGTTGGAGATACCCATCCTACCTTCCAGTTGTGATTTTCGATAGCCCATTTTAAAGCTTGGTTTTCTCCTAGTAACGTTTTTCCAAACTGTCTACCGATTGATACCACAAAGTACTTACCATCTTCTTCAATTGCTTTGTGTATCTCTAATTGCTTTGGATGAGGTTTGTATAGTATTAACTTCCCCATTCGCTTTTATGGCTTGTGTCTTTTGTTTCGACTTTATCTGGTTCGTTAAGCCCTAGCATCTTAGTAATTGAATCTAACGAGCCTCTGTAATCTGAACCTTTGATTAAGTCCTTTAGCATGAATACTCTGCTTCGCTCCTCTTTAGTTAAGTCCTCTCGACTTGCAAACTCTTTTAACTCAACGTACCAACTTATTACTTCTTTGTGTTTGTCTATGATCCATTGACGGTCTATTCGGTTTGCTTCTCGTTGTTCTTTTTTCAACTCTTCAACCCTTAGCCGAATATTAGCGTCAGCCATTAGCTTAGAGGCGTTAACGTTTACTGACTCAGTTGTGGTGGTTGGACTAACATTATAAGCCTGTCTGTACGCTTCAGATTGATTGCCTAATTTGACTACCAGCTCTGCGAATCTTTCTTGCTTAATTGTTAGTTTTTTCATTCTAATTGAATAATACTATTAATAAAACAAATATAACTAAGTGTGCTATAACCATTATAATTTATCTTTAATGTTTAAGTATCTCTCTTTAGTCATGCTACTAAGATGCCAACATTGGCAGTCTTGACAAAAGTAAACCGTTTTTAAATTAAACTTCCCTATCTTGTTTAATTCTCTCTTTCGTTTCTTGGCTTGCTTTTTACTTATGTAGCATTTCTTATCGCACACTATTTAGTTCCTCTTCTAGTTCTTTACGCTTCTTGCCTTTAACAGATAAGCCTTGTTCTTTGCAATAGGACTTAAACTCTCCCCACTTCATTTTAGATAGGTCTACTATCTTGTCTTGTGGCACTCCTTTAAATTCTACCGTTTGTTCTTTCTCTTTAATCTTTATCCATCGTCTAAGGTTGTTCATCATATTACGAATACAACCGGCGCAACCTAAATCAGTAGGATAAATTTCTATGTTTGCTTTACCGTAGATTGCTGCCTTTTCAGATTCTCTTAGCCTTAAATCTAAGTCGCATAGTTCTTGGCGTATCTTCAGATTAGGCATAGCACCTTTATCTAGGTACATACTTATGTAAACCTTATACGGCTCTACTTCTTTTAAAAAGTCCATACTATGCAAATAATAAATAAAGTCCGTAACCTGCTGCTGCAAAACCTAAGACCATTTGAAATAACAATAAAACTGTTGATTCTTTTTTTTCTTCGTTTTCACTCATCTTAGTAATTTTAATTGGGTTATTCTGTATAGAATAGGAATAGTTAATATCTCCGGATCTCTAACAAATATAAGAATAATTATTGAAACCCACCAACTTACACAAAAAATACAGTTCAAAGGTTTGTGGTCCATTCCTATTTTCTGTAATAAGCTTTTAGTTGTTTCGGGAATTATTAAAAACCTCTCGTATACATAGAGCATACTTAAAGCGGCTAGTATTATTTCAAATTGCATTGTATCTTGTTTATTATTGCGTTTATTCTTTTACTTGCACATTGTCTGCAGATGCTTGTTCTATTTTCTATAGTAGAGTAAGATAGATTGTTCTCCAGGTATGCTCTTATCCATAACCTCTCGGTGTGATCTAAGTCTGATTCTATTAACATTCTCTCTAACTCTTTCTCATAATTAAACTCTAGCTCACTCGCTATGTGTTTCAAGTCCTCTAAGCTCTCGGTCTTGTTTCGTTGGTTGTTTAGGTGAATGTTCTTAGCCGTTGTAAATATCCACCCTACTATATTCTCCTCTTTTGGTTCGCTCTCAATCATTTTTAAGTAAACGTCTTGGGCTAAGTCTTTGTAGTTTACTTTGTCTATCGTCCTGCAAATACGAATAACGTCTAACTCATATTTGAGAACTAAGTTCATTTATTCTTTAGCTTCGTTCGTTTGATTATATCCCTACCAGCAAAGTAGAAAGAGAATACATTTATCCCTAACATAATTATTAGATCGATGTAAACGTCTTTTAACTCCTTTCCGTAAGTTCCGGAGATGATTACATAGTCAATCAAAGCAGTAAAGTTAAGTACTACAATAGGTCTAACATTCTTGCTTAACCAACTATCGGAAAGCATATCCGCTTTATGTCGATCTGTTAACGCTCTCTCTTGTTCTTGAAATAGTTGAACGTCTAAAGCTGTTAACGCTGCTGCTTGTTTCTTGTCCTCGTCGGATAGTTCGTCTTGTCCTTGAATCCATTTGCCTAACCCCTCGATAGAATCCCGTCCGGTTAAGTCTCCGAATATCTCTAAGCCCTTTCCCGCTATGTCTGGGAACTTCTCTTTAGTCCAGTTCCATAGCTTCGAGTCTTTTATCTTCTCTTTTAGTTTACCTTTGCTCATGTTAATAGTAGTCATTTAAATAATTAACTAATTCTTGCTCATTGTAGTTATCTACAAAACCTAAGATATGGCCATCACTGTCTATATCCATAATAACATAATCGCCATATCCTTGTTCTTTAGGGCATAAACAGTCAATAACATAAGAATCATTGCTAGCAATCTCAAATCCTCTATCGTCTAAAAGCATATAATCTCCATCGTCACATACTTTATAGTGAATGTTGGCTTCTTTTCCTTTTTCCCAATTCAATATTTGACCTGTATTAACGTTTATTTCAGGACACCAACTCCCATTAACTATACAAGGCATTAAATCGCCATTAGTATCTTCAACTCCGTTTACTGACGAGTCCCCCCAATAACGTACACCTAGTCTACATTTTAAAATTTCTCCTTTCATATATCTTGGTATTCAAATTCAGCGTCGAAACTAGGGCACGCTTTAGAAACGCCTGGAAAATCTCGGTGACCTTTTATCTTAGCATCTGGAAAGCGCTGTTTTAAAACCGTTAGTAAATTCCTTAACGCTTGCTTTTGTGCTTTAGTTCGGTTGTCCTCTGCTTCGTGTTGTGAAAGAGTG